CTGAAATATATACATTAGCAAATTCAAAAGAACAGGCTAAAATAATCTTTGAGGAATGTTCTGCTCAGGTGAAAAGCAGCCCTTTGTTATCCAAGCATCTCAGAGTAACAAGAGATGGTATTTATTTTGACCCGACTATTAGCAAAATGCAACCACTTGCGACAGATTCAAGAAACCTTGACGGAAGAAATGTTCATTTAGGGGTATTTGATGAGATTCAAGAATATACACATTACAAGTTGATAAATGTTATCAAGGCAAAAACTAAAAAACGTAAACAACCGCTGATATTATATATAACAACTTTAGGGACAGTAATAGATGGTCCTCTAATGGATTTCTATATAATTGGTGGGAAAATCCTTGATAATGACCCGGCTATCTCTAAACGAGCATCCGATAGAATGTTTATTTACATAGATGAGATTGACGAAGGTGATGACCCTGATGACATTTCCTGTTGGGGCAAGGCTAACCCAAGCTTAGGAGTATTGCTTGACCTTGAGGACCTGATTGACGAGTGGGAAAGAGTTAAACTGGTACCAGCTGAGCGGTCTAACTTTATCAATAAGCAGCTCAATGTTTTCACAATGGTTGATGAGTTGTCATTCCTTGACACAAAAACTATCAAGGCGAATAACAGAGAAATTAATTTAGAAACTCTAAAAGGGCAGTTGTGCTATGGCGGTTTTGACCTTGCGGAAACGAATGACTTTTGCTCTGCTTGCTTAGAATTCCCGTTGCCTGATAATGACTTTTTTGTATTAGAACATTCCTGGGTCCCGCGTAAAAAAATAAAAGAGGACAAGGAAAAACTCGATTGGCTATATCTCGAAAAAGAGGGAGTATTGACTTTTGTCGATAAGGATTACGTTGAATATGAGTTGGTTTTAGAGTGGTTTTTGAAGATGAGAGAGCTTTATAGGATAGATTCTATAGGATTTGACCCTGCAAAGGCCTTTATGCTTGTTAATGAAATGAGAAACATGGGATTTATTCTAAATGAGGTAAGGCAGGGAGAGCTAACTTTGACCGCTCCTATGGATAATCTTAAAGAAAGATTTATTGATAGAAACATTATTCATAATAACAATCCACTGTTTTATTGGTATTTAGGCAATGTAAAACTAACAAAAAGAGGTCCAAACGCTACGTATTTACCTACGAAGCAGAACAAAAACCGAAAAATAGACGGTTTTGCAGCTTTATTAAATGCTCATACCGAGTGGATGAGAAAACATCCGACTTATATAGCACCGGATAAAAAAGTATCGACAATAATTAAAATTTAAAGGCGGTGATGAAAATTTGAAATTAATAGATTACCTGTTTAGGCGAAAAAAAGAAACTGAAAAAGCAGCTTCACCGCCTTCAGCAGGCACAAGGGCGCTGATACGCTCTTCTTTTATGCCTCGATGGTTAAGGGGCGATTATACTTTACATAATAGCGAACTGATATTTTCAGCTGTGAGCAGAATATCAAACGCTTTATCAGCTATGCCGGTGCAGCTATACCGAAGTACAACACTGGTAAAAAATAAGCTAAATGACATGGTGGGATTTGAGCCTAATTCCAACATGACAAGCTGTCAATTCTTTAAAACAATGGAAGCTTGCAGGGGTACGGAGGGCAATGCTTATGCTCTAAAGGTTTTTGGCCCGGACGGCACTTTATCTGAATTAAGACCGCTGGATCCTTTGAGAGTTAAACCGATATTAGAAGAAACCTCTAATGAATTGTGGTACAAAATTACACCAGAACATGGAGCGGAATATTATTTGCATAACTTCTACATTCTACATATTCCTTTTATCTCTACAAATGGTTACACAGGGGTTAATCCGGTATCAGTTTTATTCAACACATTGCAATACAATGATGAAATTCAGAAATTCAGTATGTCGCAATTAGAGAAGGGCATTAATGCTCAGGTAGTTTTGGAAGCTCCGGCCAACTTAGGACAGCAGCAAAAAACGGATATGATAAATGACTTTATGGCAACTTATAAAGATACCGGTGGAGGCATTTTGTTATTAGAATCAGGGGTACAAGCTAAATCCTTGAGCTTATCTCCTGTAGATGCAAAACTGTTTGAGGTTGAGAAAATAAGCCGGTCAAGGGTGGCTATGGTTTACAACATCCCGCCGCATTTATTAGGTGATTACTCTGACATTTCTTTTAGCTCGCAGGAGCAACAGATGTTAGAATTTTTAATGCTGACCATGCTGCCGATTGTAACGGCTTATGAGCAGGAATTGACACGAAAATTATTGACAAGGGAAGAACGTAAGAGAGGTTATCATTTTGTTTTTGATATGAATGCAATATTAAGAGCTGATGCTGCAACCAGGGCGGATGTTCATCAGAAAGCTATCCGTGGTGGTTGGGAAACTCCAAACGAGGCAAGAGCTGACTACGGAAGGGACAAAGACCCTAACGGAAATAAATTATTAGTATCAAGGGATTTAACAACTTTAGAATATCTAATCAAGAATCCTGACAAAGAGAAAGGAGGCAAAAATGAGCCTGATTAAAATGTGGGAAGAGGCTTATATCAATAAGAAACTTCCTAAAGAATGGAATAAGTGGGATAACTTTAGGGCATGGGCGATTGCAAATCGTTATAAAGCTGAATACGGCTATAAAGGCGAATTCAATCCGGAAGGATGCCTGAAGGCGATGCCCGGTTACAAAGAAAAACTTGTTGGCGATAATCCGGTGGACGTTTTTAAAGAGCCCGATGCTGTTATTGACGGCGATGAGTCGAAGAAAGGAGGAACCAAAAATGCAAGCAAAAAAACTAACACTCGCAGCAGGAACAGAAACAGCGTTTGAGTTTGATTCGTTTTATAGCAGATCAATCATCGTCAAGAACATGACCGGTGGGGCAATACAGTTTTGCGACGGGCCATTTGACGCCGCAAAGTCGGCTATTATACCCGCCTTTGGCTGGCAGGCCTTCACCGTAACTGTTCCATACGGAGAAACGCCGAAATTCCATGTTAAGGCCGATGTGGCCGGTGACGTAGAAATCGACTTCGGCTCTGACGGCATGGGCTTTACAAGCAACACATTTGACCTGGCTGGGATGATACCGCATACATTGACATTGACGCAGGGAGAGGATACAACCCTCACTGTAGAGCTGACTCGACTACACGGGCAAACACTTGACCTCGCTAACGCTGTTCCAATGACAAGCGGGGCGACGGTATTTAATGGCGACGTTATTTCAATCACGCCAACCGCCACCGCCGGACATTACGCAAAACTTACAATCAACGGCGTGAACTACGGCAGGCTTGAATCAGAAGATATGACACTAGTAATTGCCGGTGAAACAACGATTGAAACAGAAGCTGTTGACCTTGTTGAAAAGACCGTAACCTTGGATGTTGGAGCTGGTACGACGCTGACGGCCGCACAGACAAGACTTGCAGGAATGCTCGTTGACCTTACAACACCTGCGAATGTCGTATCCGGCGGCACTGTTTATGTTGGTGATACAGTAGAATTTACAGCAGCAACAACCCAAGGAACAGGGTATCATGTAACGCTTACAATCGACACTGAACTTGCCGACCTTGACGAAAACGGAAAGGTAAGCGTAGAAGTGGCTGATGACATAACGGCAGTATCTGCTTCCGTTACAGATGGGGGAGGGGAGTAGAGTGGATAGAATTGAGAAGCTAAAGTCATTTAGCCCAATAAAAGCCGACGCAACGGCTGATATTGGTTTAATAAATGAATACGCAGTAAAGGAATTAACACCCGATGAGGTGTTTTGTTTTTCTTTGATTCTGTGTGATAACGAGGTAGACCGTGATACGGAAAGATTCACCAACGCCAGTTTAGGGTCAATGAGTAAATTGTTTTTAGGTAAAACAATGCTATTTGACCATTATTGGAGTGCTGAATCACAAAAAGCGAGACTATACCGTGTATTCACAGAGAAGACGAAAGAGAAAAACTCGTTAGGTGAAGATTTGGTTTTATTGCGTGGCAGCGCCTATATGTTGAAGGAAGGCAACGAAGAAATCATAAAAGCGATTGAGGGCGGCATACTTAAAGAGGTATCCGTCGGCTGTCAAATGGGAGATTGCACTTGCTCAATATGCGGTACAAAATTCCATTACAATTGGCAGACGGGTAAATACCTTTGCGAGAATGAGCATTTCAAGGGCAATGTCTACGATGGCAAATTGTGTGTCGGGGACTTAGTTGACCCTAAAGATGCCTATGAAGTATCTTTTGTAGCTGTGCCTGCTCAAAAAGGAGCTGGAGTAACAAAGGATCTAAAAGTTGAAACGCTTACAAAAGAAGAAAAGGCAGAATTAATTAAGCAATTACAATTATCACTTGCCAGCGATGAAGAATTGGCAGAAAGAACAAAAATTTTAGAAAACAATAAAAAATATATTGGAGGAAACTAATATGACTTTATATGAATTAAAAGAAAAACTTGCAACATTAAACGCACAAATTAGTGCTGACGCTAACTGGATAGCTGAAAAAGCAGCGGATCCGACTGTACCGATGGAAGAAATCAAAGCAAAAACTGCTCACAGAGATGAGCTGACTGAAAGAAGAGACCTTTTGCAAAAGCAACATGATGAGCTTGAAGCACAGCAAAAAGATGCTCTTAAAAACCAAATGAAGAACAGCACCGGAGACCCTGCAAAAGACAATGAAATCAAAAACAAAGCTGGTTTTTATCGTGCCATTGCTTTTGGAGACAAAGAAACAGCAAGTAAAGCTTATGCCGGCTTAGGTGGAATTCCTGCTTTGTCAAGCGACTTAGGAAACGGCTCTAACTTACTGCCTGTGAACTTGTCAAATGAATTAATCACAGAACCTTTTGAGCAAAACTCTTTGAGAATTGTTGAAGAGACTTCTCAAGTTGCTGGTTTAGAAGAACCAAGACTTACTTTTGCTATTGATGATGAGGATTTGTTGGCTGATGTAGTTGATTTTGAAACTGCAAAAGAAATTGAAACATCAACCGACCTTGTAACTTATGGAAGATACAAAACTAAGGTAAAAATCGAAGTAGCTGACACTGTTGTATATGGTACCGACACAAATTTAGTAACAACTATTGAGAATGGACTACGCTCTGCAATTGCAAGAAAAGAAAAATTAAGAGCTTTTGCACAAAGCCCTGATGATACACATAAGCATATGTCTTTCTATGCTAACAACATCAAAGGCGTAACCGGAACTACTATTGTGGAGGCAATAATGGCTGCTCTTGGCGATTTGGATGATTTATTTAGAGCAAATGCATCTGTAGTAATGAGAAGTGCCGATTGGTATACTTATCTGCAGACATTGACTAATCAATCCGATACTTTGTTTACTGCTAAACCTCAGGACGTGCTTGGTGTTCCTGTAATATTCAACGACAGAGCCGTTATTCCTGTAGTGGGTGATTTTAGATTTGCTAAACAAAATTATGACCCGACTGTTGTATTAGACAGTGACAAAGACGTTGATAAAGGCGTGTTTAAGTATGTTTTAACTGCATGGGGAGACCATCAAATCAAGTTAAAGAGCGCTTTTAGACTTGCAATTGTTGCCGTTGCTGTAATAGGCGGTATTGTAACATCTGAAACTGAAGCAGCTCTTGCCGGCGAAAAATTAACAGCTGTAGGAGTATTTAACAGCGATACAGCTCCGACATCAGGAATAACTTACTTGTGGCAGACTCTTGTAGCTGGTAATTGGACTAACTTGACAAGTGATTACACTGGCTATAACACTAACACATTGACAACTGTTGACAATGCTGATGAGGATGGAGTATTTAGATGCGCTATCACTTATGATGGAAAGACTGCTTACTCTAACGCAATTAAGATGTCTTAATTTAGAGAGGAGGTCGCAATATGGCAGTTACGTCAGATGATTTAAAAGAATATCTAAGATTGCCGCAAGACAATATAACAGTTGTGGGCGACGCAACGATTGACCGCGCTGCCTTCATTGCGGCCGTCAAAACCAGTGGCTTGTATATTTTTACTAAGATTGAAACAGGGTGGCTCCTTAATGGAGCTCCTGTTTCTTTGGATGATTATGGAATTACGCCGGATGAAAGCGAAACTGAAATAACCGTCGATTGTTTTACAATAAACGTTGACAATTATCTTGCAGCAGCTAAATCGAAAGCAATCTCTGCAGGCATTCCGGTATTTGAAAACAATGCACAGTATGACCTGTTTATTTTAGCACTGGCGGCTATGTATTACGATAACAGGGGAATGGCATTTGAAGGACAAAGACCTGATTACAGCGAACCGGCAGCTCGCAACATCATTAATAGCTTTGTAAATGAGCTACGGTATGCCAAGGAGGATGCGTAATGAATCCAGGGCAGTTTAGAACACGAATAATGGTGCAAAAAAAATCTATAACATATAACAGTTATAATGAGCCGGTTGAGTCTTGGAAGGACTCTTTTGAGTTGTGGGCTGATGTTATCAATACCGGAGGCGGTGAATTTTATGCAGCACAGAAATTAAATGCACAGACAACAGCGGTATTTAGAACTCGTTATGTTAGCTCAATCAGTTCGCTTGACAGAATAAGGTACGGTAATAGAATTTTTGAGATATTGTTTATTAACGATGTTTCAGAAAGACACATTGAATTATTGATTAGTGCAAAAGAGGTGGTTTAATGAATATTGAAGAGGCATTGGTTAAAAGGTTGTTAGACTACCCCGGATTAAAAGCACTGATTGGAAGTAAAATCTATCCTGAAGAAATTCCGCAAGGTACAACATTGCCGGCGGTATTTTGGATTAAGGTATCAGATAACAAAGACCATTTTTTAGACGGTCAATGTAAAACCGAAAGACCTATTTATCAGTTTACAGCACAAGCTAATTCTAAAGGAGATGTTAAGCCTGTGGCAGAGCAGATTAAAAAAGCACTTTGCGATTATCAGGGCGATTTACACGGTGTAGAGGTGCAAAAAATAGAGCTGCAAAACGAATTAAGCAGCATGGAAAAATCGGCAGATGGAACAATTAAAGTTTATTATGAAGATTTAGAATTTGAAATAACATTCGTAAAGGAGTGAGAATAGATGGGTAAAAAAACACACGCATTTGGTACCAAGTTTAACTGGGATGGCAAGCGGGTTGCCTCCTTGAATAATATAGGTGGTATTGAATACAACGTTGACACCGTTGATGTTACCACGCATGACAGTGAAGGAGCTATTAAAGAATTTATAGGTGGATTAATAGATGCTGGCAATGTATCTATAGCGGGATTTTTTGACCATGAAGACACAGAAGGACAACTTGCTATGGTTGCAGACTGTGCAGCAAGAGCTATTAAACCTGCAACAATAATATTTCCTGTTAGCACAGGAGCTCAATGGGATTTTAATGGCTTAATTACAAATATAAAGGTTGGTGATACTCCAACAGATGATGGAATTCCGTTTTCTGCAACTGTAAAAGTTAGCGGAAAGCCTACATTGACAGTAGCGACTGCAACAGGATTAACTAACTTGGCAATGACAGGAGCAACATTAATACCTACTTTCGATGAAGGAATTAAGAACTATGTGGCAACCGCAACAGAACCTACAGAAACAGTAACAGTTACACCAACGGCAACAGGCACAATCAAGGTTAATGGCAATGTAGTTGCAACCGGACAGGCATCAGGTAATATTACGCTTGGTGATGCCGGAACTATAACAGTTATCACAATTGAGGTAGCAGAAGAAAACAAAGCTACCAAAAAATACACCATATCAGTGGCAAGAGCAGCAGAATAATGGCGGGAGTAATCCCGCTCTTTTTTTTAAAAGGAGGAATTATGGCAATACCATTTGTAGTTATAGAACTTGACAAGCCTTACAATTTGCGGTTTGGCATGGGCTCACAGATAGAATATGAGAAATTATCTAAAAAAACAATCCCTGAGCTTGGGAAAGAAATGCAGACAGGATTGTCGGTAACAACATTAAATACAGTGTTATTTGTAATGCTTAAAAAGGAAATAAAAGACTTGACATTGGAACAGGTCAGCAATTTGGTTGACGAATATGCCGACAACATTCCTTATATAACAGAAAAAGTGTGTGAGGCGATTAATGCAGCATATGAGGTAAATAGCCCAAAAAACGAGTAACTGCGGAGGAAGAGCCTGAATGGTTACATTTTTCCGCAGAGTTTGAATTTGGAATTACTTATTTAGAATTAAAACCTTTTGAATTTTGGGAGCTTACGCCTGCTGAATTCTATGAAATGGCGGAAGGGTACGATAAGCGACACATTAAGAGATCTAACGAATTAATTACCCTGGCATGGAATACGGCGGCTTTAGTGCGAACAGAAGAAATGCCTGAGCTGGAAAGCATATTGATTTCCGATGTTGTTAAAGAAACTCAGACTGATGATGAAATGCTAAGTATTGTCAAAATGTTAAATGCAGCTTTCGGTGGGGAGGTGGTGGAGGTTTGATAACTGAATTAAAATTTGAAGGATTAGAGGATTTAATGAAAGAATTTTCTAAGCTTGGCGAAAATGCTTACGAAGCACTCCGCCCATCTGCCACGGAAGCGGCTGAAATTGTACTTGAAAGAGCAAGGAGAAATATTAGAGATAGAACAGGGACTTTGAGTAGGTCATTAAAAATCATTAAGCCAGGGAAGAAAAAAGCTAAAAGCGGAGTAATTTATGCAAGGGTAACTTTTGGCAAGGATGCTGCTTATGGAGTGCCACTTGAGTTAGGACATAGATTAGTTTACTTTGGTAAAAAGACTTATAAAAAAGTCAATGAAAGACCTTTTTTAAGACCAGCAGCTGATGAAAGCAAGGAAGACGTTGCAAACATTATGGCTGCAGGAATGAACAAAATCCTCGATGAGTGGGGTGAATAAATGAGTAATGTTATTAGAAGTTTAATAGTAAAAGTCGGTGCTGATACTACTGATTTTTCCAACAAAATGAATTATATGTCTAAAGATTTAAAAGGCATTAGCAAGTCTCTAAATAGAACAGGCAGGGATTTGTCCAGGACGGGAGCAACGCTGACTAAAGGTGTAACATTACCTATCGTTGGAATTGGTGCGGCGTCCGCTAAATCGGCTATTGATTTTGAGTCGGCATTTGCAGGAGTCAAAAAAACAGTAGACGCAAGTGTTGAAGATTTGGCAAGATTAGAGCAAGGCATAAGAGATATGTCAAAGGAAATACCAGCGTCTGCGGTTGAGATTGCGGGAGTAGCGGAAGCAGCAGGGCAGTTAGGAATTGAAGTGCCTAATATTATGGACTTTACCCGTGTTATGATAGATTTAGGCGAGGCAACGAACTTGTCGGCAGACGAGGCGGCAACATCCTTAGCGAGGTTTGCAAATATTACAGGCATGAGTCAAAAAGAATTTGATAAATTAGGAAGTACAATAGTTGATTTAGGTAACAATCTTGCCACAACTGAAAGCGAAATAGTTGCAATGGGTATGCGGTTAGCTGGTGCTGGTAGTCAAATAGGATTGACCGAGGCTCAAATAATGTCATTTGCCGGTGCTTTGAGTTCCGTAGGTATAGAGGCGGAAGCAGGCGGTTCAGCATTTTCTAAAGTTATGATAGAAATGCAACTTGCTACGGAAACGCAATCAAAGAAATTAGAAGATTTTGCAAAAGTGGCAGGAATGACAGGCGAAGAATTTACAGAGGCGTTTCAAACTAATGCAGCTGGAGCAATGATTGAATTCATCGCCGGACTATCAAGGGCGGAAGAGCAAGGCACATCTGCGATAAAAGTTTTAGACGATATGGGAATAAGTGAAGTAAGACTTAGGGATGCATTACTCAGGGCTTCCGGTGCGAGTGATGTGTTTACAAAATCTTTAGAAGTTGGAACTACTGCATGGGATGAAAATAATGCTTTAACTAAAGAAGCTGAACAGAGATATGGAACAACTGCAAGTCAGATTGAAATTGCAAAAAATAAAATGGCGGATGCCGGAATTACTATTGGCAATGTGTTAGCTCCACATTTGATAAAATTAATCGAGAAAGTAACGGAAGTTGTTGAGTGGTTTGGAAATTTAAATCCTGAAACACAGGAATCTATATTAAAAATGGCTGCTTTAGCGGCAACAATAGGTCCGGTTATAAGCATCGCAGGTAAACTAACAAGTGGGTTAGGTGGTTTGTTTGGTACGGTTTCTAAAGTTACAAAAGGAGTTGGTGAATTTAGCACTGCTATCCAGGGCGGAAATACAGTTATAGGTGCATTAGGTACGGCAATTGGACCGGGCGGTGCGGTTATGTTAGGTATGGCGGCTTTTGCTGCAGCTGCGGTTCTAATTTATCAAAATTGGGACAAGATAACGGCAGCGGTTAAAACTGCGATAGACTGGGTTAAAGAATTTTTAAGCATAAATGAAGAAGCAGAAAGAGATTATGATATTTATGATTATAGAGGCGGTGGATGGAATACAAAACCTACAAGTAGGGTTATAGATTCTTCCCTTGCCGCAGGCGCCAAATGGAACGCTGACGGAGTTATATTTACAAGACCTACAGTACTGCCTACAATAGCAGGCTGGCAAGGTTTTGGCGAGGCGGGAGCTGAAGTTGCTTTACCGTTATCTAAATTAGATAGTATGTTGAGCGATAATAATTCTAAAACCATTAATTACAATCACACAGGCACTATAACAGTGAAAGGAGTCAATAATAGAAATGAGTTGATAGACATTGTTGATGTAGTGATGGATGATTTAAGAAGGGGGGTAAGGCTTTGATTTTATTAGAAGACTTAAATAATACAAAACTAAGTTATGGAATTAGGGACTTATCTCCTTTACAGTATGATACTATTCAGGTGAAAAACAAGCTGCTTGATGGAAGTTATCACATTCAGGCCATTGGCAGCCCCATGAAGTATTATACTTTTGAAATTTTGTCTAACCATAATCAGGTTGATTTAATAAATTTGATTGAGAGCCGGGGAGAACCTCTAAGGTTAATTATAGATGATAAGTTTTATGTGGGTATGCTTGACAGCAAAGCAGAGTGGACCAGGTTAATCCTCAGGCGTGGTGACCCGATTAATACGCTTTATACCGCTAAGTTGCAGCTAAATATCAGTGAGGAGGGGTCTATATGAGAAGTATAGATCCTGTTTTATTAGCGAAAATTAATCAACAAAATCAGACTATATACAACAATGCACAGCCAAAGATGAGCATCCAGGTAAGTAGAGCAAAGACTACAGTATCAGATAGTACTTATTGGACTGTGGAAACTATAAGAGAAAAAGAAGGGCTTGGAGACTTGTCCTTAGCAGCTCGAAGGCAAAAGGCTTATGGTCCACCTAATCGAATCTATAACATATACGTTGATAATGGAGTGGTCAAGACTGCAATCAGAGAATATCCGGACTATCATCAAGAGAAATGGAAAACTCAATTTGAGTTAGGGAATGGCAGTGCTGTGGCAATAGCATTTGACGGTGAATGGGAATTCTATAGAAAAAAGTGGCAGCTAAAGACTTATGAGAATCCATGGTTGTTTTGGGTTGATGGCTCAGGAAAGCTGCAGGCTCAATTATGGGATGATACCAATACAAAGGTAGAGTTAGCTTCTAGTGTAGTAAAAGTTAAGGCTATAAGAGGATGGAAGAATGTAAACTTCTTGGATAGGGACCATGGGGTTATCGCAGGATACATCAAATCAGATGGGAAGCTCTATTATAGGAACTATTGCACTCAACTAGATGGCAATGTCACCTGGGAGAATGAAAGACAGGTTGTTGAGTTTACTGGAACCGCAGTCAATCTCAACATGTTTATTACTAATGATTATCGTATGGGATTTGTAGTTGAGGACAATACTGGCAAAATCCATTGGATTATCACTGAAAGAAACTGGGCTGGTATGGCTATAGCTCCTGAAAAAATATATGCAAATCCATACGAAATACATCTTGATTTAATCGACTTGGATTATGAGAACACCTATGAAGATATCCACATACAAGCAAATCCATATGATATAAAACTTGATTTATTATTTGGTAGTACCGAAAATAGTATATTAATAGCTGAAAACACTCCAATAACAAAATTAGATGAAAATGAAGAAGAATATGATGACTGGGGTTGGACAATAGAATTTGAAGTACAAAATCCAGTTATAGAAATATTAATTGAAAATGTTGTTGTTACAGATACAAGTAATTCTTCAGCTATACCAATGGCAAGCATAGAGGATTTAGGGGATAACAAATATAGATTATTAGCTTCAGATGTTATAGAAAGTGGATTTAATAATATACTTGGAGATATAAAGGTTGATATTACAGGCGTATATAACGAAGCTGGTTACGAGTACGAAAGCATGAGTTACACGTTTACTCCTGTTAATTTAGTACCAACAGATATTCCAGCACCTGAAGTGGAGGCGATTTGGAATGAGTAAGAGCGACGGACTTAAAATAGGAATAAGATTTACAGAGGAT